CGTCAGACGGGAAGATACTGTTGGCCTTTTCACAGTGGTCAACAACCTCGCCGGCCAATTTAGCGACTGGTTCAGCCAGAAGCCGGGCATACCTGGCAGACATTCTTGTTAGAAAGTTGAGTGTTTCAACATAAATCTGATTTGCCGTATTGACAAATTCAGCTTTACTAACCGTTCTCTTTGCTTTTAGTACAGACAATATTTCACCTCTTTTAATTGCTGGATTTACGCTTATTCAGGTTTTTCTTCCTCGATATGATCCGCCCCTTCTTTTTCGATGTCCTCCAAATGCTTGAGAAGAACATACTCAATATAATTTGTCATGGAGCGGTGTTCACGAGCCGCAAGCGCCCCTATTTTATCGAAAACCTCATCTGAAAGACGCAGCGTAAATACTCGTTTGTTTGTTGGCATATTGGAACCTCCATCTCTATGACTTGCTATTATTTTAGGCTTATTCTTAGCTTTTGTATGCAGTCATAAACCTGTCAAGTGATAGCATTTTAGAGAATAGAGGAAATTTATAAAAATTCGCGGCGGCGCTTCGCGCCGCCGCTTGATATCCCGTCTCTTCCGTTGGCTCTCCTATCGGAGAACCCGCCCACTGACGTGGGCGGGATAGATCCTGGATACACTGCGGTGGATTAGACAGCAAAGCCGGGCAGCAACGCCAACGAATAGTACGCATCGCCAGCGTCGGCCGAGCCATCCGTGTACACATTACAGAAATAGTTGTTAGAGTAGTAAGCGGCGGAGCGGAGCCACCAGTAAACCGCCGTACCCGTAGCGTTGTACTTGTAAGCAACTTTGCTGTTACCAGACTTGAAATACTGGTATTGCGCCTGGTAGTTTTGCTCGTAAGAGTTGGCATAAGTACGAGCACCCTGAACCTCAAACTCCGCAAGCAACCATAGATAATCCGTAGTAGCAGTAATATAAGAAGCTTGGTTTCCGCCGCCATTTGCGGTATTATCCGTATACTTTGTCACCGACTTCATAACCGCCCTCAAATCAGCGGGAAGTGCAGCAATAAAGCTGTTTGCAAGAGGGTTGGACGGGGTATTGCTGTTTCCAAGAATGGTCTTACGCATATAGCTGTTGTTCCAACCACCAGAGTTCGTGCTACTGGTGTTCATAACAAAACTGCCAGAACCACCAGACGGCCATCCGGCATCCGGGCCGTACTTACTATCAAACAACCCAACCATCTTTCCGCTCTTCTTACCAATGATAAAGTGAATGCGGTTAGATCCCTCACGAGAGCTGTTGTGATTAAATCCGGCAATAAAAGCATCAATGGAAACGCTGGAGAAGTTAGTAGTTCCAATTTTGCCATTGATAGTAATGGTCTTGGTATCACCAACATCCCAGTAATTATCTCCCTGCCCACTATCAGAAACAGCCTTGATAACCGCCCAGGAGTTCTCGTTCAGAATATCACTGACGAACTCTGCGTTGACCGTAACAGTCTTATTTGCAGGGGCAGTATAGTTTGTACCAGCGGCCACCTTAACCGTAATAGTGGTGTCACCACTTGTCTGATTGACATTGTTCACGGTGATAACATTCCCGCTTACGCTGACCGTAACGATACCAGTGTTATTTGACACTGCGGTAATCGCGCCATTACCAGGCCGTGTAACGGTAATCTGAGCAGTTGGGTGTTCCATGTCCAATGTGACCGTTTGCGGACTCACACTCAAGCTGCCTGCGGCCTTATTGATCGTCCAGTTGACAGTCTTTGCAGCCGTAGTCTCGTCACTCCACATATAGTCATCCTTTGGAGTAAAGGAGGCGCTATAAGTGCCGGCATTGGTTTGCCCAGTGACGCTCAAAGTCATCTTGTTTGTGTCATAGTTGCTAAATGTAGGAGTCTGGGCACTCCCGTTATAAGTAAGAGATCCACTTTGAGAAGGAACCGTAGCGATCACCATGCGGTTAGCTTCTCCAGTGATTCTATTACTTGCGTTTACATTTACCGCACCATCCGTAGATACCGGGAAGAAAGACACATAATAGGTCGTGCCGTTTGTAAGCCCTGTCACGGTCAGCGGAGCGCTTGCATGGGCGTTCCGTGTGGTACTGGTGTAACTATATGCCGCATCCTCATCGTCTGGAGAAGTGGCGTAGCCGCCCTCCTTGACCACAACAACGGTCTTCTCCCAGGTTGCCAGGGTAAGCCCATCGTCTACGATGGTAGCTGCTGGATCAGTCCACTTGATTGCAAGCTTTCCATTACCAGCAGGGGTTGCGCTCATACCGGACACATTGCCCATTGTTGGGGCGTTAGGAGTCGCAGTAAACTCACAATCCTCGTTCTCGGTATAAGTATTTGTCGTTGTATATGGAAAGAACTTGTAGTAATAGACTGTGCCATCGGTCAAACCGCTATCGCAAAAATATTGGTTCTGATACTGATTGCGCACCTTACTGTCTACGACCACAGTGCCGTCACGTCTGCTGACAGGCATAGAGCCAGCCTTGCGGACAAGCAGTGTGCCTGCCCACTCTGCCAAAGTAGATTCAGCAACAACCAGGTCTTCAGGATCAGTCCATTTTACATACACCTTCCCATGCGAAACCTTAGTGACGATGCCAGAGACAGCGGCCAGTTGAAGTCCACCGCCGCCACTTCCGCCACCAGATGGAAAGTTAGAAATAATAGGCATTTAGATGTCCCTCCTTTTATCCTAATAGAATCACTACAACCGGGATGTCTACGTCTGGCATTTCACCATCAGCGGCGATAGTAAGCTGTCCTTCGCTCTGTCCAATGACAGAAAGCATCGCCATACGTGCTGCGTCCCGTTGTTCAATCGTTGCATTTTGCGCCACCGAAATATTTCCGTTTTGATCTGCGCCAAGCCCCTCTACGGCCAAAGTCTGTGTAAACGGAGAGTCAATCCCGCTCCATGCAGATGCAAGTAGAGTCCCAGTCACCTTTCCGCTTTTCTGAGCCATCGTCCCAAGAGCAGTGTCGATCTTGACCATATTGGAATTATCGGTTCCATTGATTTTTTCGCGCCAATCCTGGAATCGTGCAGAAGCATCGTCTTCCAAATAAAGCCCATAATTAGGGGTCTCACTCATTGGTCAACACCCCTTTCTCAATGAAGCAAAATTACTACGATTGGAATATCACAAGTCGGTACATCACCAAATGCCGCAATCGTCAATGTGCCATCGCCCTGACCACATACATAGAGTTCAGCGCTCTTTACAGCTTCCAACTCCGCGTCGGAAATCAGCTGGCTAATGCCAACAACACCGTCTGTATCTGCGGTCATGCCCTCAATCGCCACAGTCTGTTGGCCGGCACTCCATGCAGACGCAAGCAGAGTGGCGGAAACATCTGAGCTGCCGCCTCCTGTGTTGGGATTGATGCGATGTCTCTTCTGCTCCCCGTTATCCTCAGAGTCGATATAAAAGCCTCCATCGTCTGGGGTAAAATACGCCCACCCGTCATGGAAAGGCGTTACATCTGTTGAGATACGGGAGCTGTCGCCTTTCAAAATCTTAAAAAGAGCCATTCTTTTTCCTTACCTCCGTTCTACAGAGAAATGAAAAGAGGGCGGGTGTTACCCCGCCCCCAAATATGGGAAATACGAAATTGTCTATCTGCTATTAGAAGCTGCCCCAGGTCAAAGCAGTATCGGTGTACTCTTTGGCATCTGCAAGAGCACCAGCGGCAGAACCAGCGGCATCATAGTTGGAAGCCAGGCCATCGGCATAGTCCTTAGCGTTCTGCTCCATGGCATCCCACTTCGCCTTGTCGCCGTCAGCGATCTTGTTAAGCTCGGTAGCATTCGTGTGAACGTGCTTCTTAGCCACAGCATCAGCCAGGTTAGCCTCAGTCTGGGTGTAGGTATCCAGTAGAGCCTTGTTTGCGTGGGTGTGAGTTGCGCCCTCCAGGGTAGTCACACGGCCAGCCAGAGCAGTCAGCTGAGCGGCAGTAGCGTAGTCACCAATGTTCAGGGCGGCAATCGCATCGGTCACATAGGCAACCACAGTGGCTTTCTCGCCAGACTCGGTATCACCGATACCATCCAAGATACCCTGTAGGGCAGTAATGGCAGAGTTCATTGCGGCAGCATCGTCACTGTGGCTGGAAATCCAGTCAGAGATCTCCTTCAAGGTATCGAAAGACTCAGGCGCATCAGCGATCACCTTAGCAATCTCATCAGCAACGGTCTTCTTCACAGAACCCTCAACAGTGGCCTCGCCGTTCAATACACCGATTGCATTAGTGTTGGCCTGAACTTTAGCCTTGATCTCGGTATCGTCGTAAGTAGCTGCCTCCTGAGCTTCCTCAATCATCTGAACGACGGTCTTGCTCTCAGGAACAGTACCAACTTTGGCCTCCAGCGCGTCAACCTCAGTCTGTACAGCAGCCGCCTTTTCATCGGCGTACTTCTTAGCACCCTTTAGGGTATCCATGTCAGAAGTATCATCAGCAGTACCAACATTGGCCTTTCCGTTAATCTTGGTCGCAAGAGTGGCCTCCAGATCAGACTCAGCAACCTTGTCCTTTGAGGCAAGAGCGCCCAGACCCTCGATAGACCCGGCAACAACATCGGCAATCTTATCGTCCACATACTCCTTCACGTTGGCATAAGGGGTGTCGCCCTCCTTATTGCCCAGCTCACCAATAGCCAGATCAATGGCGTTGCTTACATCCTCAGCGGTAGTGTGAGTAGCGCCCTTGGTCAAGGTGATCTTACGAGTTGCAGGATCGTAAGAAGCGGCGGTTACAGTGTTGCCGTCACCAACAACCTCGATAGAGGTGGCACCAGTATCAAGGTTGATCTGCACATAGCTTGTACCGTTCCACTTTGCCAGCACATTCAGCTCGGTGATGTAGTACAGAGCGGTTGTGCTGGGATTGGTGTTGGCCTGAAGAACTTGCAGGGTTGCGAACTCCTGAAAGTCGCCAATGCGGATACGGGTAGAACCGTCAACATCCAAATAAATAGCCCGCTCGTCGGTAGTTACATAGAAAGTACCCTCGGTATAAGTGGAGGGCAAAGCAGCCAATAGACCTTTCTTAAAAGCAACAGTAGCCATTATTCAATCACTCCTTTAATTATCTAATAATTACATTGTTCCCCATACGAGGCTTTCGGAAATACTCTCAATCTTATCTGGATCAATGGAGTCCAGCTTTTGCTTGTCTGCAAGAGACATCAAGCCGGCAGCAGACTTTCCATCTGCTCCATATCCAGCTCCAATCAAAGTAAGAACTCCATGCTGGACATTGGGGGAATATGTCCCGTCTTCCTGTTTCGTAAAAATACGGATCTCTGCGGTATTAGTGGTTTCAGTGCGTTGTACATTTACAATTTCACTGAGGATTTCATCTGGCATAGAGTCGATAACTTCCTGCACCCCAGATACATCAGGGATATCCCCGATAGTTGCAATCTCATGCTCAGGATCATCAGCCACATAATCAGCGGATGCCTTGTCCTCCGCATTATGATAGAAAATACCCTTCTGATACACATTGATACGAGAGCCAATCCAGTTGCCATCTACATTCTTATCAGCATAAATCTGGGCAACCATACCGTTCTCGCCGCCATCGTTTACTCCAACAAATGACTCTGTGCCATCAGTATGATGGAATTTTGCACCGCCGCCAGTAGGCTCGTTCTGGATAATTGCTTCTCCATTCTGGCTTTCAATTACCTGAACCACAAAATCGCTGGTGTCAATCAAGCCTTTAGCTGGAATATAAATGTGAGAAGACGCGCTATCATTCAGCTGCAAGTCAATATAGGTATCCCCAACCTCAGCCCCTTCATATGGCTGATCTGCTTCGGTTACTGTTTTGACTGAACCACTTTGCACAACCAAATCTTTTGGGATGTTGATTGAGTCGCCAACATATGTGGTTTCATCTCCCAAAGTTCTCTTTAGACGATAGGTTGCAGCGTACCCTTCTGCTGCCTCTCCTTGCTTCTCAATCGCAAACTCTGGAGCCTGAGTGCCTGCGGCAAACAAACCGTCAGTTTTCAGTACAATGGTATTGCCAGCTTCTTTAGATAGCTGTACGCCGATTGTCTTTCCGTCTTCACCATCAGCAATAATGACTGACGCATCTACTGGAGTAAGCCCAGTCAATGTACCAGGAGAAAGACTGTCAAGCTTAATTTTGTCATCAGCAGACATCAGGCCGGCAGCGGTTTCAGATGCCGTCTTACCAGTAGCAAACAGAAGATTGCCCTTGTAGAGTTCCTGCACATCTTCCAGCCAGTACAAGGTATTTGTGTCTTTCTGCTCCAGCGCATCAAAGAGCGCCTTTGTACCGACCTTAAAAATTACATTAGCCAATTCGATTTCCCTCCTTTACAATAGAATCAAAATATATAAACACTCTCTAAGAGTTTATATAGCGTTACATTTGTTCCCAAACGTAATCAGTTACGATTCCCTCTTCTTCATCTTCCATAGAAGACCATTCATCATTCGGGTTCAAATCAACAGGGCCGGGGAGTTCCGTTACTTCCTGCTCTACGGTGAATGTCAGAACATGGTGTTCATCAATGTGGGGAACAACAACTGCGCCATCTTCCCCTTTGACCTTACCAAGATTTTCAATTCTTCCATCATCATAGGTCACGTGAAGATATCCGTTTTCATCGATATTAAATCCAGACACCCCACTAATACCTCCGCCGCCTCCAGTGCCGCTATATTTGAAAAAAGGCAAATCGGCCATTACGCATTGCCTCCCCTCTTAATACATATAGTAAATATTTACATCCACTGCCTCTGAAAAGATCAATGATGTAATATCAATCTGGTTCATTCCCAATTCAAAAACGCCAGTAAAGATCGGGATTTCTTTCTCATTGATTTTAACAACCGTCCCAGCCGGACACGAAATCCCAAACTTCTTCAGCACCATGTTGCCATAATTCAAAATGCTATTGGGATTATCAACAAGCTCATTTTGTTTGAAAACCTCAAGCATATTGATTCCTGGCGTCACAGTTCCATTGAAGCTTCCAAGATGAGCCTGTGACATACCTTTCTCCTTTCCCTTTACGCAAGTATTACATAGTCCAATTCTTCCATTGTCATATCATCTATATCTGACAAAACATTCCCATCCAATTCGGACAGCAAGCGATGTCGCTTCATTCCTGCATT